TGAAACTGTTGTTGACTTCAAGCAGGCCAATCGTCCGAAGAAGAAAGAATGGATCGAAGATTATTATCTGCAGATCGCAGCATACGCCATGGCCCATGACTATGTCCACAACTCAAACATCGAGCAGGGAGTTATCATGGTATGCACGCCTGACCTATATTATCAAGAATTCAAAGTCGAGGGACCTGAATTAAGACAATATAAACATAAGTTTTTGAAAAGATTGGACATGTATCATGACCTAATCTTTGATGAGAAAGAAAAGACAACACCCATGAAAGCAGAGGATTTTAATGAGAGATGATCTCATGGTGCAGCAACAAGTCAAGAATGACTGGCAGCACATGGTAGGTGTTATCTGTCTAAACCAGACAGGGAGAAAGAAAGTTAAAAAAGTATTACCCGGTTTTTTTGAGAAGTTTCCAACAGCAAGACATTTATTAAATTCAGACAGAGATACAATAGCAGAGATGCTAAAAGATTTAGGCATGAAAAATGTTAGAGCACATAGGATATGGAAAATGTCAGAAGAGTATCTTGAATGGGATGGTAAAGACGCAACAGAATTATTTGGTATAGGTAAGTATGGCAGTGACAGCTACAGAATATTTTATAAGAATGAGATACCCGATAATATACAAGACAAAGAATTAAAAAGATATGTGAAGGAGGAGATATGGAAGTAGACGGATATTATTTTGACGGTAAGACCACGTGGATTCTTTACAAGAAGAAATGTGGCAGAATTGTGATGAAGAAGGCAAAATTGTGACAACAATGTGTCCTAAAAGTTCGACACCTAGGGTGTCGATTAGGTGTCGGGAGGGTGTCGCAGAGGTGTCGCAAATTCGGGGTGACAGGTGTTTGTTCACTGTTTGCCCTTAATTTTGCGACACTTGCGATACCCTTGCGATACCCTTGCGAGGGGGGGGGTGTCGAAAAATAAGCCTTGTGTACCAACGCTTATAGGTCAATTTTGGCATTTGCGATACCTTTTCACTTTTTTTTATTTTTTAGCGCAAGAAAAAAATTTTTGTCTATTTAGGTGTCGAACTTTGAATTGTGGCAGATCTATGATAATTACTACCTATGCCTAGGAAAAGAAGAAAAAGAATTGCAACTGATGTCTCTCCCGATATACCTTATCCGAGAGTCAGAGTGGAGTGGATTGATTGTGTCAGTGACTCTGGCTGGGCTACAGACAAAGAGTTTGATAAGATGAAATTAGCAAGACCTGTAAATGAAGGTTGGTTATATTCTAAAGATGATAAGTCTATAAAATTATTTGCGTCTTACGATAAAGATGATGATGGAATTACTTTTGGGGATCGGACGATGATTCCTCGTCAGTGGGTGAAGAAGATTCAGAAGTTATAGATGGAGGAGTTACGTCAATTATCTGTGCGTAGTCGTCTAATATCTGTTTCATCTTTGCTTCTAATTCTTGTTCTGATAGGTCCTCTAACTTTCCTGTTTTTATTATTTTTCTATCTATGTACAGTCCTGCTGCTTTGCCTCTGTTTGCTTCCGCATTCACTGCAGAAGAAAACGATCCTTTTTTTAAAGCGGCCTCTCTAAGTCTTGCAAGTTCTGCTACGTGTCCTTCGTAGGTGACCTCATGTTTTCTAAGTCTCTCTTCTTTTAATTGTCCGATATACTTAACAACAAGCGGTGACAGTTTAGGATTACAAAGTTCAGAACCCTCTTGTCTTGCACGTTTAGGCGAATACCCTGCCGCTAACGCCGCCTCGGTTTGAGTCATTGGTCCGTCAGGTCCGCCGAATACAAGGAATTCAGAAAACCTTTGTTGCATCTCTGTTAGTCTTTTTGGTAGTCCCATGATTGACAATTTAAGGTAACTATCCTATAAAGTCAATAATGTTTGTTAAACATCTACAGGAATATTTAGATCAATTTACTAATGGTAGGAAAGGCAATGCTATTTCCAATGCTACTATCTATATGCAGATCGGTGGTCACTTGGAAGAAATAAAAAGAATTGAAGTGCAAGAATCAAATTTAATTGGACAAGATTCTATTCGTGTTGTATTAAAACCAGAAGATAAAAAAGTAATTATCGCTCCTAAAACACCAAATTAGAAAGCCCTAGTTACCTTGAAACCTGAGCGAAAATTATATGCAAAAATTAAGAAATCTATACCTAAAATTTCCTGGATTAGGCTTGAAAACAGTAGCCTACACGGTACTCCCGATCTACTGGGTTGCACTGCTAGCGGCCACTTTTTTACACTAGAGTTAAAAGTCACAAGAGGTAACAAGGTACGCTTCAGTCCACATCAAATAGCCTTCCATGTGAAGCATCCACACAATACTTTCATCTGCATTGAGCACCTCGGTTCGGGGTGCGTGAAACTTTACGAAGGGTCCAGGATCCTGGAGCTTGATGCTTGCGGCTTGGAGCTTGAAGCTTGTTGCTTGGGGCTTGAAGCTTGTGGCTTGATGCTTAACGAGCTTGGCGCTTGAAGCTTGTTGCTTGAGGCTTGTTGCTTGTGGCCCTGACCAGGCGCACGTTCTCCAGCGGACGTCTCCGACTCTCTCAAACTAATGGCCTGATCAGATTTATTACGCTTGCGTAATTCTTTATAATATTTTGGATGCCTGAACATTTTAGTGTTTACCGTATGAAACTGTTTTAATTGTGGCATCCCAGCATTGCCTGCAGTCTCTGCATTCATTGTTTTGTTTAGG